CAATTACCAGAAGTTTGTGATTGAAACGAATCTCTATAGAGATCTGATCGCACCCAACTTGATGGACGAGCAAAAGAGATGGAGAGAGAAGCTCAAGAAGGAGATCAGAATGCCGCTCTATGAAGCGGAGACTGTCGAGAATAAAGAGAGGCGAATTCATACCCTTGAGCCTAAAATCACCTACGGCTGGATTCTGTTTAACCGGGCGCTACCTATCAATGTGATGAGGCAGCTCCAGGCGTTCCCGCATGACAGTCATGACGACTTTCCGGATTGTCTTGAGCTTCTCTGGTCTCTGATCAACAATAGATTCAAAGCCATGAGCTTGGCTATTAATTCAATGGGAGGGAGATAAATGGCTCGATCACTTAAACCGGGCCGCAACCTCTCTCGACTTCGACAGTTCGCCAAGAATCACCTTGGGGTTATTATGGGCGATGACATGGAGACTGCCCAGGTCTACCGATCTGACGAGCTTGACCGGCTTGACGCCTATTACGAGGGGACTGCTTACGACGACTTGCAGGATTGGGACGCCAAGAGCGATGACGGCGAGTATGTACCAGTTCGGGAGCGTAAGCCGCGAGTCCAGTACAACGTCGCTAAGCTCGTATGCAACAAGGTCGCGGCGAAGATCGTAGGCGCTGCTTGCTTCCCGACTTTCAAAGTCGATGACGACGACGACGACACGGCTTTTTTCAAAGAAGTAGTCAAGGCTTGCAAGCTGAAAAGCGCATTGATTGAGCCGACAAAACGTGCTCTCAATGCTGGAGCTTGTTTCATTCGATATTACATAGTGAATGGGAGTCCGCAAATTGAGTACGCACAAAGCAAATACTGCTACCCGACCTTCGACGCGACTGGGGCGCTCGAAGCGTGCGAAATCAAATACATCTTCGACGACCAAAAGGACAAGGACACGAAGGGCAAACCAAAAGCGAAGTGGTATCGCATTGTCCTCACGAAAACGGCAGACATCCTCTACGACACGCCCGAGTATCGCCCAGGCGTCAAGCCGACATTCAATGAGGTGGATACAGCCCAGCACAGTCTTGGATGGGTACAAGGCGTCTGGTTGGTCACTCACAAAGACAAATTCGACTTTGACGGTTACTCTCTCTACGGGGACGTACTGGATTTTATCGATGCCCTCAACTATTCACTGAGTCAGACCGACCAGGCCGTCAGTTACAATCAAGAGCCTCAGACGATCATTACGGGCGTTGCAGAGGAAGAAGTCGATACCCTGATCCGAAGCTCCCAAAAGGCTTGGACTTTGCCCAAGGATGCCACGGCTACGCATCTCGCGCTCGAAACGGACGGGATTACGGCTGCGGTGACGACTCGGGAAGAGCTGCGCAATCGGATGTTCGAGGTGATCCGGGTAGTGATCCAAGATCCGGAAAAAGATAAAGCTGGAGGAGTTCAGAGCGGTGAGGCGCTCAAACAGCTCAATGCGCCCCTTTGCGAGCTAGTGGATGATCTTCGCCAGATGTTCGAGCCAGTCTTCATCGATTTAATCCTGAAGATCTCCTTGACCCTCCTGCACCTCAATGCGGGCGGCGATCAGACCATTCTTCAGACTCCGAAGGGGTATATCCCCACGAGCTTCGATCTAACGGCCCAGTGGCCGCCGATCTTCCCGGTGACGATCGCGGACATTACCGCGATGGCCACGGCTGCGAACATGTTCCAGCAAGCGGGCGTTGTCTCGCGCGAAACCCTAACCAAGTGGATTGCATCGGCTACTGACATCATTGACGATGTCGAGGAGGAGCTGAAGCGCATCGAGACCCAGGAGCCGCTACCGAGCCCATTCGGGACGTTCGGAGATGAGGGTGGGGGCCAGTAATGGCAACAATCTACGGGAAAGGCCCGCCCAGGAGCCCAACTCGCGGGCATACCATCTCGCAATTACGCGGGCTTCGGGCGTCAAACTACCATAACCCGGATACCGGGACTGAGCTTCACGCCGAGGAAGCGGATGCACACCTGGCCGGCATGGAGCAAGCACATGCAGATCGTGGATCTCTGCATAAGATCAATCAGCTCATGAAGATCAAGACGCGCTCGCGCAACAGACCAATGCTGACCGGTGATCTCGTGTTTCGGTATATCCATGGGCACACGGTCGCGTTTCAGAAGACATCGGAGCCATTCCTATGAGCAACGTATCTTTTCGACGCATTAACGGTCATATCGTGCCGATCAAGCAGGGAGGAAGCCATAAGACTGCTACGATCGCCAAAGACGTAGCCAAGGGCACAGGAATCGCTGCTGCTGGGGTCGGCACTGCCCTAGCCTCCGGGAGCTTGAGCGCCGAGCTTGCACTTCGAGCCCAGAAGCTCCACGCGTTCGCGACCTCTGCCGAAGTTCACGCTAACCGGGCATGGAGCAAAGACGGTGGCGGTGCCCAGGCGCTCAAGCATATGGCCAAGAGTGAGAAGCTGATCGAGCGTTCGGCTCGTGCATCGCGATTCAGCACGAAGGCCATGAACTATGGCCACGTTGCCGGTGCTGCTTTGATCGGTACTGGGATCAATAAAGCTCTTAGCCATACCGCACTGAAGGACCACGACGAAGCTAGACAGACCATTTCCGGTATTGGTGGCGGCGCTGCCGTGTTCGCGGTGAAAAGTGTCTATGCCGAGCGGTTTGGAAGTCGCGGAGCGAAGATGACAACGGTGCTCAAAAACGTAGCTCGACTCGCGGCAAGGAAAGTGCTTAGGTCGATCTAATGCCCGTAAATTTCTTCGATGAAGTGGACTCGACCGGGATTGTCGAAAGCCATATCAAGCAGGTCTTGAAGCTCGAAGACACGCAAGCGAAATCGATCATGTCGGACTACAAAGACATTCGGCGCGATCTAGTTGACCGGATCTCACGGTACCCTCGCGGGAAGTTCACGAGTCAGCATCTCAAGGGCGTTCTGGCGCAAGTCAACGGAGCGATTACGGCAATCAACGAGCATCTCGCTGGCGCGACGGTCGAAGGTGCCTATCAAGCCGCGTTGCAAGGAGTTGGCAATCTTCTCACGGAGCTGAGGAAATTCGACGAGAAGTTTACGGGCGCAGTCACTCCCATCAATCTCAACGCGGCACTCGTAGCTCGGGACACCTCTAATTTTCTCGTCACACGGTACAAAACGAACCTCGATGATTATGGGACCGATCTCTTGCGCCAGATCTCGAACGGACTTTTTTCCGCTGCGATCGGAGAAGTTTCTTACGATGAGGTTGTGGGCAGGATCTCGAATTTCTTTACTGCTGATGAATGGAAATTGCATCGTATAGTTAGAACAGAATTACACCACGTTTTCAACGTCGGAAAGCTAAACGGGATGCGCGCCATGGTGGGCGACGTTCCGGATCTCTACAAGACTTTGATGCATCCAATGGACGCTCGCACCGGGCAAGACTCGAAGTTTGCGGCGTCGATGCATTTAATCGCAGAGATCAATAAACCATTCGAGTACATGTGGCAGGACAAACTTCGCAGCTACATGGTTCCGCCTGATAGGCCGAATGATCGCTCGATACTCGTACCGTACCGCGAAGAGTGGGGAATATTGAAGGGTGCCGCGTTTATACCGGGGAGCTTTCCAGATGCTTAGCGGCTGGTCATCTCAGGACTCGGCTGGCTCGTAAGTCATCTCGAAAATGTCATCCCGGCAAGGATAAAACTCACCCTTTACGCCCTTGATAATCCAGTCTCCCGAGCAAGCGCCGAGAACACCCTCAAGTGTCGAGATGGGCATTTTCTCTGCCATCTCTGGACTGAAGTTCGCGAAATCTCCGAAGTTCGGCCAAGCCTGTTTCATCTTGGCGAACGATACCGCGCCAGTAAATTGAATGGCCTCGATTACAACCGGCTTTTTCCTGAATCTCATTTAAACTCCTCGTACTCGCATTTTGAGCATTGCCAACGGTAGACATAATAAAGAGACGCGCCACACTCGGGACATTTACGGTCAGCCATCTTGTGGTTCTCTCACGATTCGTCGTCGCCCGATTCTTCCACTTTACCCTCGCCGATTGCGCGAAGGAGTAGCGGAATGCCATTAAACTTTCCGTTGTCAAAACTCTCAATCAAACTTGCGGCCTTTTCGCGCGCGACACGAAAACCCATGAGATAAGCGTGGGCCAATGCGTCTTGCTCGGCTTCGTTCAATCTAGGTTTTGTCCAGTGCGCGGCGTGCTCCCTCGCAAGTCTTTCAATGTGCTTCATTCGCTTCTAGTCCTCTCACGTAAATTCTGTATCTGACTATTGCTGAACAAGGCTTACAGTAGAATGGATCACCTAAAACCTTCCAACATCGCCTGCATCTCATTTGTTCAGCCCGTCCCTCTCACGTATGCGAGGCAATGAAAGCGCCCAGCACAAAAACGGCTGTGACGACCAGAAGGAAAAGCCCGTATTTGCATTCTTTGTCGGAGCATATACACCACCTCATTTGCTTGTCGTCCTTATGGTTACGCGATTTACCCGAGTCCACATGCACAGCCTCCAATTTTAGCCGGGCTCCTGCCCTCAATTCCGCCGCATCGAGCGCACGTTAGAGCGTGCTCTTGGGGCACAGGCTGAAGCGCTTCAGCCTTTTTGCAGTCATGGTGCGTAAAGGTCGAGCTGCCTTCTAGGCTACCCCACCTGACCTTTTCGTCCTGATGAAACTCAAGACCGCAGTAGTCGCATTTGATTCTTTTGAACCCGTGCTGTTCAGGCTTTGCATTCAGAAGCTTACAAAGCTCAATAATCTCATTTGCGAACTTCCAAATTTGGTTTGATCGAACCGAAACCGTGTCATTGCTGTGCATCGATGCGGCTGATTCTCTGATTCGCTTTGCCCACCGCTCGATGTCACCTATTATGTCAGTCATCCTTTTTACTCCCCTGACTCGCGGTCGGTGTCGGTCTACGCTCGAAATGCCAAGTGAACTTGAACGCGTCGCCGCTCTTTTCATGCATCTCAACGAGAGAGTATTGGCTCGCCTCGTGGCTTCCAACCTGCTTGAAAAAGGCGGCACAAAATTTCTCTAGGTGCTCGGCCCGAGTCAACATGACCTCATTGATTCTTTTTTCGATCACCCTAAAGTGGTCGTGCGTCTCGATACTCATTTACTCTCCCGGCTCGTGGTCTCCGCAGGCCTTAAATTACTCATATGTAAAGGCTAGATTGAAGATCATACCTACGCAACCGAAATCCGCCAAATAATTGTTGATAAATACCGTCAAGGAAATGTTCTAGTCTTTTTCAGTCTTCGCACCCACCATCTAGTCATACCCAGGAGGTATGAGAGATGACTCTTGAAGAGTTGCTCAAGGCTGCGAAAGAGGCGAAGGCGAAAGCTGACAATGCCCCGACTGACAAAGCACTAGCCAAGGCGGCTGCGGAAGCTCAAGCGGCTTACGATACTGCCCTGGCTGCTTCCGAGGAAGAATCCGAAGAGGAGGAAACCGAGGAGAAGGCGGGAGGTAAGCCGGACGAATTCGATGATTCGAAGACGGACGATGCTACCAAGAAATACCTGGCGAAACTCCGGAAGGAAGCGGCAGGGCATCGGACAAAGGGCAAGGATCTGGCATCCCAGCTCGCGACCGAGAAAGCAAGAACCAAGGCCATCTTGAAGGCTGCTGGCATCGAATCGGAAGAAGAGAAGCCGGAAGAGAAAATCAAGAGCCTGGATTCTCAAAACCAATCGCTCGCTTTTGACAAGGCAATCCTTGAGCTGGCATTGGAGCACGGAATTCCAAAGGACGGAGTCAAGTACTTAAAGTTCCTGGTCAACGAAGCTGCGGCTGAACTTCCTGAAGGTGAAGAACTGGAAGAAGAGAAGCTCGCGGAGATCGTGGCCGAATCGAAAAAAGGGCGTGGGACTGGTTCCGGCGCTAATACTTCGGTGGGGACTAGCAAGGGCAAAGGTGCCCCGGCTCCTGGTGGAAAATCGTCTGGAGAAGTTTCACTCGCAAAGTTCTGTTCGATGAACACAAGCGAGAAAAGCTCTTTGTACGAAAAAAACCGTGATCTCTATACCTCTCTGATGGCTGAAGCAAGAGCGAAGAAAATGCTCGTATAACCCGAGCCGGAGGACTTCAATAATGCCAGCAACAGTATCCTCAAACTTCGGCTTTGTGCCAAAAGTTTGGGAAGATCATATCATGGCTTACTTCGATCGTAAGCTGATTTACGGAGCTTTTGCGCTCCGGGATGACAGCCTCACGGCTTCGCCCGGCTTGACTCAAAACTTCCCGTACTTCACTGCGATCGGCGCTGCCGAGAATCCCGCTGAAGACGAAGGTTTGATCATCGACTCTCTGACCGACAACGCTTTCAGCGTGACAGCGGTCGAAGTCGCGAAGGCCGTGGGCGTTACTAAAAAGGCGTTCAAGGTTTCGGCGGCCCGTACGGAACGGGTCATTCAAGAAGTTCAGGAGCAGATCGGTCGCGTGATGGCCGAAAAGGTCGATTCCGATCTTTATACCGCGCTCTCCTCGTCTTACACGTCGGGTTACGTGTCTGCGGCTGGAAACAGCTACGGTCTCACGAACATCCGTACCCTCAACATCGCGAAGATCAGCGCGTTCGGCGACAAGCACAAGGATTCAGTGGTTTGCTTCATGCACTCCATGCAATTCTTGGACATGATGACCGACACCACGGCGGGCTTCTTGGTGGCAAACGCTCTCGACCCCATGTTCATGGTCGAAGGGTTTGAAGGCCGTCTTGCTGGGGTGGCGATCATCACAGCGGACACGGTCGGCAAGAACATTTCCGGTCAGATCAATTCCAAGAATGCTTATGACGCATGGATTCTCAAGGCTAACGCCTACGGCTTCATGACCAAGCAGGAAATGGAAATGGAGCATGATTACGATATCTTGCACAGACAGTGGGTTTTTGCCGGAGAGCAATGGTATGGTACTCGCTCGTTTGACCAGACTATTTCGGCTCTGTTCAAGAAAACCGCGCTTATGCGCACTGTCACAACCTACGGTTGAGAAAGGGGATTTATCATGTCTATGACTTTGAATGAGAGAAACCCGAATGTTGACCGGATCAATATCGGCACCAACGCGGTCAGTGCAGGTCTTTCTTCTGGAATCGTGATTCCCGGCATTTACATGCGGAAACACGCCCGGCTGAAGAACGTGTATTACGCGGACGGTGCTGCGATTTCCAAGAGCAGCTCGAACTACCTGACCATCCAGTTGCAGGACAATTCGAGCACTCCAGTGGTGTACGCCTCTGGTTGCACTTCGGCGGCTGCGGTGGTTGCGGTGACGCAATACCCGCTCGCGCTGACGACTCCTGACGTGACTCTTGAGCAGGCTAACGAGCAATCGTTTCAGGCTGAGGAAGACGTTCCCGCTGGCACCATGCTCAATGCAAGCATTACGGGTCTCGGCACTGCCGCGACTCTCACCGCTTGCCTGATCCTTGAGTGGTATCCGCTCTAATCTAAGTCGGGGGTAGGGTCGAGCGAAAGCGCCTACCCCCTTACTTTCAGGAGAAAATTTTAAATGGGTCCAACCTACAAGCGCAAGATTGCAGCTACCAAGGTTCACGAAGTGAACAAGGCGAAGGCTCACGCAGAGAACCATAAGAAGGCCAAGGCTGATCACGCTGCCCGCCTGGCAGCTCAGACCACGCCCGCCCAGGAGGTCCCAAGTGCCCCTGTCAAGCGCGGAACAAGTTAAGGTCGTCCAGCTCTTAGGCTACGGCGCGAAGGTCGTCCAGGCCGGATCAGTCATCTACGATAAGGTGATGAATGACCGGCTGGCTTCCATGCTGCCCGAAGAGGAGACTCTTACCCGGCAATATCTCGCTCAGATCGCCGTGCTCGAAGGGATTATCAATGCAGCTCCCGCGAGACTCGCGGCAAGTGCCATTGACGGGCTCAAGATGAATCATGAGGAGATCGGCCAGCTCAGATCTGAACGTCGCAAGCAAGCCAAGGAACTGGCTACGGTGCTCGATATTCCATACATCATGCCTGGGGGTCGTAACGTAGGGCTCACGGTTTGACCACGTACCCTAACGGCATAGTTAAATCCCTCCTACCCTCGATAGACGCGATCCTTGGCGTTCGCGATTCCATCGGTGCGATCATTCAGCCTGTGTACTTGGTTACACGGCAATGGTATACTGACATCGGGCTGACGACTCCAGCGAGTCAACCGGAAGGCTACGCCAAGGACACGGTAGTGCAGCTCCTCCCGTCCCCAGGCATGAAGTCTTTTAATCAGGATGTCCGTCTCAGGGAAGGCGGCGCGATTAAAGCGGGAGATATAGTCCTTACCGGAGTTTCTCGGAATAAATACCAGCAGTGTAACCTGGATGGAACCACTCCAAACAAGGGTGTTGAGCTTTTGTACATGCTGGGTCAAACTATGTATCAAGTGATCAACGTGACGCAAAAATACGTGACGTTTGACGTTCAAATCCGCGAGCTGACTGATCAGCAGCGTTACTAGGAGGTACTCAAATGGCAAAGTCAGGTAAGGGTGCTCTGATCAAAGCTCAGGGCGAATACGCGAAGGTTGCAGGAAGTCTCGAAGCTGTTTCTGGTGCTGGGTCTGCCGCGACGAACGACGCCGAGCTGGATTCCAAGCGCCACGATCGCGGGTACAATCCCGTGGACACTGCGGAGCGTGCGTCCGTGTCGAGCAAGCTGAACGGCGATGCGGGCCGGTACAAGCAGGGTCCTGGTCCGCTGTAATGCGGTTTATACGCGTACATGGCCGCGTCGTTCCCGTGAAGGAGAGAGGCGCGGCCAAGCAACAAAGCGGTGGGCATCCGATCGTACTCGGTGCCGCTGGTCCGGCTGGGATAGCTGGCTTTGCAATTCTCGGGACTCAAACGGGTCACATCACCAAGCCAAGTAAAATACTGGGCGAGAAGGCTGCGAAGTTTGGTACTCGCGCAAATCGAATGTTGGCTAAGAGCGGACCCATGTTTGACATGTCTGTAGATTTCCAAAAGGCTGCTACTCAAATGCGTAATGGCCCTGCTTCAGACGCAGCAATAAAAGCTTCAAGGCTTTCATTCAAGGGCGCTCATCTGAACTTTAGATCTGCACAAGCAAAGCAGGCAGGAATGACTCTAGGAAAGATATCTGCACGAGCCGGTAAGATCGCCGGCATTCTCAGAAAGGTCAGGCTGTGAAGTTCATCCGCTTCCACGGTCACGTCATACCGATCAAGGAATCAACTAAGCACAGGCTGCATAGTGCTGGTGAATCCGCTGCGTCGGGTGCCGTGGCCGGGGCTGCGATCGTTGGACTCTCGAAGGCTGGCCAGAAGCACGCACAGATCGCGGCGCGGACCAATACGCTGGCTACGAAAGCGGTTAAGCGAAGCGAAAAGACTCTTGGGCGACTCAAGAAGGCGCTTTCTCGTAAAACCGTATCGGCCAAGTTTCAATCGCGCATGGCGGACAAGATTCTGCATAACGCGAACAAGTCGAGTCGTCTCGCAGGTGTGTCGGCCAGGTCGGCACTCGCGAAGACCGCTCTCCGGCGCGGGGCCTTTGTGGTGGGGGGCCTCGCGCTGGGTAATGCTGCCGACAAGGCCGTCCAGGCGGTCACTGGGCACGAAACCAAGGACTCCACGCGGCTCGGGCTCCACGCGGCTGGGGTCTCGATCGCGGCTGTCGCCTCCTCGGTGCTCTCCAAGTCCCGGATCTGCAAGGTCGCCAAACTCGCGAAAATCGCGAAAATGCTTAAGGGGTGAACTATGGCCAGCGGGCTTAGATTCATTCGCAAAGGTGGTCGGGTCATACCGATTGCCGCAAAGGCTCTCCCGGCTGCCCGAGGCGCGAAGCTGGCCGGTCATACCGTCAAGGGAACGGCTGGCGGGGTAGTGAATCGCAAGATCAAGGCTCCCGTTCCGCCGGTCAAGGTCAATAGGGGCCTAGATCTGGCCGGATTGGGGCTTTCCGTGGCTTCTGGCGTGCTTGGGGCTGCTACGTTCTCCTCTGGGGTCAAAGGCTTCGTTGGGGGCGCTATTGGCGGTCACGCGATCGATGCGGCTGGGATCGCGGCTAACCTGGGCTCTGTGGCCGGCAAAGGCCGACTGAAGGACCGGGCGACTCAAGCGGCAAAGCAAGAAGGTCGGAACCTGGTCATAGGCAATGCCGTGTTTGCGGCTGGCGTCCTGGGCAGCTCGAAGAATCGCGCGACACTTGCCGGTATGGCCAAAGGAGCCGCTGCTGGAGCTGCGAAGGTCCTGGCCGTCAGTCGGAAAGTACTGAGGTTGGCCTAATGTCGCGTGAGATCGTGGATCTCGACGACTTCTCGAAAAGACTCGGGAGCTGGAGCACTTCCCATCTCGAAGATCGGCGCAAAGCAGTCATTGCTGGTATTGCTCGAAGCATTCCGGATCTAGTCGCAGCAAGCCCGGTGGATCAAGGTCTCTACGCGGCTAGTTGGATGATGACAGAAACAGAAACTAGCGCCATCATTGGAAACAGCGCACCGTATGCCGGGATCATTGAGAATGGGGCTCTACCACATTGGACACCCTTGGAGCCGCTTCTGGCTTGGGCGAAGCGCGTGACTGGAGATCCTTCACAGCCACCGGATTACTCTCCGCACGTTTGGTCTCTGGCAATAGCAGTGCGGAACAAGATTGCGGAGTTCGGACAAGCGCCGAAACATATTTTGAGGGACATGATTCCTAAAATAATTGAGAATATCAAAGAGGAGCTGAAAAAATGAAGAAATTAATTGCGCTGCTGGCCCTGATCTTCTCGTTCAATGCATTCGCTTTCAACATTGGATTTTACGCGCAAACAGAGTTTACCGCGACGACGACGAGCACTCTGGCGCTTCCAACTAATTACGTTCGCAAATACGTACTGATCCAGAACAAGGGCAGCACAACGGTCTATGTTTCCTTCGGTGCCGCTAGCACGAGCACGAATGGAGTGGCGGTAGTAGCGGGCGGCAATTACGAACCGCTTCAATCGACTACTTCGTCAATCTGGCTGATGAGTGCATCGAGTACTGACAACGTCGTTATCGTGGAAGGCCAATGATGAAAAATATTGCAATACTCTTCCTTCTCTTTTCGCTGAATGCGAATGCTTTTCTAAGCGGATCTTCGAGTGGAGGTGGCAGTGCGGGTACGACTGGGGCAACTGGCGGTACTGGTTCTTCTGGGTCTGCCGGTGCTGTTGGGGCTACGGGGAGCTCGGGTGCGACTGGAGCAAGCGGAACGAACGGAGCAGTGGGCGGGACTGGGGGGACCGGGGGAACCGGAAGCACTGGCGCGACTGGGGCAACCGGCTCTGTGGGTGCGATCGGAACCCTCGATACCGGAGCGACATCGACCGGACTCACACTCTCTGGCACGACGCTCTCGACCCAGAGTGCGTCGGCCACGAATCCAGGAATGGTGAACACGACTACGCAGTCCTTCGCGGGCGCGAAGACTTTCTCGACCGCTCCGGTCACCATCCCGAACGGGACCGTAACGGCTCCCGCGACGGCGTTCGCTAACTCAGCGACGACCGGAGAATATTCCGGAGCGGCGGGTAACATCGTAAAGACCTTTGCGGGCGCGAACCCTACTGAGTTCGGCGCGAATTACATCAATATCGGAACGTATAACGGCAGCTCCCTATCCGTAGGGAATCAGGGGTCGATCAACCTTAAGAACTCTTCGACGGCTACCTATACACTCGGGCTACTGACTTACGGGGGTTCGAATGTTGAAAAATTTGAAAGTTACAACAATAAGATATTTAGCGCGCAAAGTTCTACCGGGCAAGGGTCGATAGGGTGGGAGTCAAACTCTTCGGGAGCCATAACATTCGGATACTTTCCCTACGAATTTGTCAGCTACAGCAATCACACAGATTACTCACTCGCGAGTGCTTTCACTTCAGTAGTCGGATCAAACGAGACTGAAGCGGTGCTCACTACTCGCAATGCCTACAACGGGAACGGGA